ACTGAAGAATTTTTTATAGAAGGTAATAGAGCAAGAACAAGGCTAAATATAGATTTTAACCTTGTTCCGAGAGCTATTGAATATGAATTAAAATATCAAATAGATAATGGTAATTTTCAAACTTTAAAATCAAGAACTCCCGAATTTCAAATATTAGATTCTTTAGAAGGTACTTATAATTTTGAATTAGTTAGTATAAATGCATTACTTGAGGCTTCAGCAAATCCAACAACCTTTACACATATTGCCGTAGGAAAAACTGCTTTACCTGCTGATGTCACTGGATTAACAGCAGAACCTATAAGTGATAAGCTTGTAAGATTACGTTGGAATTTATCTACCGATTTAGATGTTACGCATGGTGGTCGTGTCTATGTAAGGCATAGTACAAAGACTGATGGCACTGGTACTTTTTCTAACGCTACTGATCTTATTGAAGCACTTGCAGGAAATACCACAACTGCGGAAGTTCCTTATCTTGAGGGCGAGTACATTTTAAAATTTCAAGATGATGGAGGTAGATTTAGTGCAGGAGAAGCAAGTGTTGTAATAGATTTACCTGATAATCTTGCACCTTTAATAGCTTTAACAAGAAGAGAAGATTTAGATGTTCCTAAATTTCAAGGAACAAAAACTAATGTAGCTTTTGATGCTGTAACAAATTCCTTAAACCTAGCTGGTGTAGGTCTGTTTGACGCTATCACAGATTTTGACGCAGTTACTTCATTAGATGATATTGGAGGTATTGCTCCATTAGGTACTTATGAATTTGGTGGTGCAGCAGGAACATCTTTCTTGGATTTAGGTGGTGTATTCAGTCTTGACTTAAAACGACATTTTTTAACAGAAGCATTTTTTCCGTCAGATCAATTTGATTCAATTTCAGATATAGATGCAAGAGTAGATTTTGATGGACTGACAGCTACTAAAGTAAATGCTGAAATGTTAGTTGCAGTTACTCAGGATAACCCATCATCTGGATCACCTACATATACAGCGTTTCAAACATTTGCTAATGGAACTTATAAAGGTAGAGGATTTAAATTTAAAGTTAATTTAACAAGTAATGATCCTGACCAAGACATAAAAGTATCTCAGTTAGGTTATACAGCTTCGTTCCAAAGAAGGACTGAACAAAGTACAACTACCATTGCATCTGGAGCAGGTGCAAAAGCTGTAACATTTACAAATCCGTTTTTCACTGGGACTTCTGCTATTGGTGGTGTAAATTCAAATCTGCCATCAATTGGTATCACTGCACAAAATATGGCTAGTGGTGACTTTTTTGAATTATCTAATATTAGTGGCACAGGGTTTACTGTACACTTTAAAAACTCATCAAATGCTTCGATTGATAGAAATTTCACTTATCAGGCTGTCGGATTTGGCAAGGGATGATAAAATAAAATAAAATATTACCGAAATGGCAAGAGTCAATAGTACAACCAAAGAAACAGGTAATAATTTTAATGTATCCAATGGAACGGGTGCTGCGGTTCGTGCAGGATTAAATGATATTTTTACCGCTTTAAGAACAATAAACTCTGCAAGTGGAGATCCATCAGGAGATGCAAATGTAGTTCAATTTCAACCTCATATAGATTCGTCTACTAATTTATTAAAGATTTGTACTGCTGTATCTTCTGGAACGGGTACGTTTACAACTATTGGTAATATTACACAGGCTAATTTAGGTTTAGCTCCAGTTGCAGGAGCAACTTTTACAGGAGATGTTATTCATAACTACACAACAGCTTTACAAATACCTGTTGGAACGACTGCACAAAGACCTGGTTCGCCTTCAACAGGAGATTTTAGATTCAACAGTACGACCTCTTCTGCTGAAATATATAACGGATCGGCTTTTACTGCTGTAGGGGGCGGTGCTGGAGCTACGGGGGGAGGTAATGATGAAGTATTTTTTGAGTCAGACCAAAATGTAACGACCAATTACACATTAACTTCAAACAAACACGCACACACAGTTAGCCCTACAATTAACTCAGGTGTAACTGTAACTGTGCCATCTGGTGCGATCCTTGTTATTCTTTAATTATGGCTTTAAACATTAACGGTACTACTGGTATTTCTGGGGTTGATGGAAGTGCAAGTAACCCTTCAGTTCAAGGGACAGACGCAAATACTGGTATTGCTTTTGGAACAGATATAGTTGATTTAGTCACTGGTGGAAATACTAGATTTAAAGTAGGTGCTGCTGGTCAATTTGGTGTAGCTGGCGCAAATTATGGCACTTCTGGTCAAGCTTTATTATCTCAAGGTGCGAGTGCTGCTCCACAATGGGGCGATCTAGCTGCTGGTGGTAAAGTTTTACAAGTAAAACAAACAACAAAATCAAATACTTTTGAAACAAACTCTTCAACCTATGTTGATATTCCAGATTTAAGCGTAAGCATTACACCAGCAAGTACCAGTAGTAAAATATTATTTATTTCTTCAGTAAACTTTGGTGCTAACCAAACAGGACAGCATAACTTTTATCAAGTAAAAAGAGACAGCACTACAATTTCTTCAACTGCTCAATCTATAAGAAGTTCTGATACATCAGTAATACATAGTTATTCATCAATAATATTAGATTCTCCAAATAGTACATCTGCTTTAACTTATAAAATTCAAGTAAGACCAGAAAACACTAATAGTGCTGTTGGTGTAAATAGAAATATAGGAAACACTCTTTATGGATTTTCTACAATTTTATGTATAGAGGTTGGGTCATGATGGATTTTGAAGCAATAAGAAAAGCATACCCATCTATTCGCACCTTAGATGATTCATTTGTAAATTATGGTCTAGATGATAGTGGTAATAAAGTTTCCATAGTACAATCAAAAGTTGACACCGCACGAAACACTCTAGACGCTGAAGCTGCTGCTGTTAAATACAAAACCGATAGAACAACTGATGGTTCTACGATCTATGCTTCATTTGGAGATCAACTTGATATGTTGTACAAGGATATTCTCGCTGGTAAACTAGATACAACTGGAACGTGGGCAACCCACATTAAAGCTGTAAAAGACGCTAATCCAAAGCCTAGTTAATTATGAGCCAAGTTAAACTCACTGCTGATTCCGGAGGTGGTACAACATCTATAAAAGCACCAGCTTCAACAACAGGTAATGCTGACATTGTTCTTAAACTCCCTGTTGCCGATGGGAGCGCAAATCAAGTTTTAAAAACAGATGGTTCTGGACAGCTTAGTTTTGGTGCTGTAACTGACAACAATACTTGGGTAAAACTTTCCTCTACCACAATTTCTAGTAATGTTTCTGATGTAACTTTTACTAATTCGATTACAGATGCTTTCGATACTTATAAAATGTACGCAATAGTCTTTACTCAACTACAACCTACTAATGATGGTGTTGAATTAAGAATGAGAATACAAGAAGGAGGCAGCACAATTACTAGCAACGCATATAGAGCTAGGGTTTTTAGTAGTGATGGAAATATATCAAATAATTTGAATAAAGATCATTTTAGGCTTAACAAAGACGCTTTGGGAAATGCCACTAGCGGAAGTGCAGTTCTTGAGGATACTAATGGGATAATTTATATGACAAATTTTGTGGCTAACAGAGAATTTAGATATTATGGATTTCATATGTTTGGAAATTCTGTTCAAGATAGAAATTTTGATAATTTTGGTGGTGGTATGAATAGTACAAATGCTACAACAGGGATTGTTATACTACCTGAAAGTGGTTCTTGGGCTAGTGGCACATTAGCTTTATATGGGATAGCACAATGACACGTTACCACAACATTAATGGCGAATTAATTGCTTTTACAGCCGAAGAAGAGAAAGCAAGAGAGGCAGAAGAGGCTGCATCAGTTGTAGAGAAAGCTGCAACCCAATATATAAGAAATAGACAATACGAGGGAACTAAGACATACCCTGCCATAGTAGATCAATTAGATCAATTATTTAGAGACATAACGGCTGGTAAATTTGGTAATGACGCTAAAACAGGGGAGTGGTATATTGCAATAAAAGAAGTAAAAGACACAAACCCAAAACCTAGTTAATTATGTCAGAGATCAAGGTAAATTCAATAAAAGGCGTGGCAGCATCAAGTGCAGCTATAACAATAAATAATACTGATGGTACTTGTGCTGTAAACAATACTCAAAGACAAGGAATAAATTTGGTTACTAACGGAGCCATGAGAATTTCACAAAGGGGTACAAGTTTTTCCACTGTCTCTAATAATGAAACTACTATAGATCAATTTGCATTAACGCATCCTTATGGCTCTTCACAAATGTCAATTAGTCAATCGACAA